ATATTTACCAAAATCTCTGCTGTTTCTAATCTCCAGGCACGACTCCTTTGACTAGGGTACAGCGAACCCACACGGTCCTAAGGCGTGTTAGTATTATTTATTGCTGTACCTTGAAGGTATAACTTCCGGTATGTTCACAGATCACGCTGGTATCACACCATAGACTGAAGCCATTTTCTCGGGCTCTCATGCAGAAATACACATCTTCACTGATGGTATCCTTGTGATCTATGGCACTCTTGTAGACAAATTGCGGGTAAGATATTCCTCTGAATACATCTGCTTTTATCAAAGCACAGCCAAATCCACAGCCATCTATAGGCACTAGTCCCTGCCCTTTGATGGTATCCCAATCAACGTGGGTAACACCACCAAATTCGTTAGATCTCATGATTTCTATAGTATGTGTTCCTGGAATACGCTGTATATAAACACCACTTACTATGTCCTTGTCATGACTCAGCAGTTTCACTAGTGTGTCTTTAGGAAAAGATATATCACTGTCCACAGCAAATAGATAATCAAAACCATTCTGCACGGTCCAATGTGCTATGAGATTACGAACCTGTTCTACCTGATATCCCCAGAAGTATTGGAATTCAGTTTCATATCCTTCGGGAACTATAAGATCGTAAATGCTCTTGAATGTCTGCGCTTCTATCAACTTGTTAGATGGTATAGCTATTAATATGCGTTTTTTAACGCTAGGCTGTGGGGTCGCAACCACCACTGCTGGTTTGGGAGCCTCACGAGAAAAACTGCCAGGTAGTATATCAGAGATAGTTTTATCCTGTGCCTCACGATTTATTTTATAATCATTTAATGGACTGGCATCGTTGTAATTAGATACTATATCTGATACAGCATAAACACGAGCAGGATCAGCATTGGCTATACCTGCGTAGAAAATAGGAACATCATTTCCGGCTCTATACCAGTTGCCATCCGAGTCCTGGAATTCACTATCTGCAACATCCTGCAACAAGAAAGGTTTCAATGTGCGTAGATGTGTGTAGGGTATGTTCCAGTTGAATCTATAATCTTTATAGGATTTATTTTCCTTGATCAGTGGAGGATATGGCTGTGTGATCAAAGGAATGCTGTCAACTACCGACCAGCATGAGCCGTAGGTAAAATCATAATCTCTGTGTAGTCGATTATAGTAATCAAATACATCAGGTTGATTGATCAGCCAATCATCGCCATCTAGCATGATAACTATGCTGTCGGGGTCTTGTAGGCGTATATTGGTAATATAATTATAACCAGCACCTATATTCCCGGCATTGCGTATTACCCTGAACTTGTTTTTTATAGTCTCAGGTAGACCAGCTATGGTCTGTTGTATCACGTGATAGCTGTCATCAGTGCTGGCATCATCTATCAACCAATGTTCGTAGTTGTCATAGTTCTGTGCGGCCACACTGGTGATACAACGCTCTACATAGTCTTGAGCGTTATATAGAGGACTTATCACTACGATCTTCTGTTCCTGTTTCTGTTTGGGAGCCAGCCATTCTTCAGCAGTACTGCTACGGCGATTGAATACACTATGGTATTTTGTCTTGGTATAATTAGCCTGTTGATGTTCTTCTCGGCTCATGAACAGTCCCAACCTGCTATAGATATGCTGTTTCCATTCTAGAGCAGTTACTTCCCAGCCTACCAGATCTTTAATTTCATCTAAGGCTCTCATGCGATCTAGATGCCCTTGTGGATCATTGTAGGCATTGACTACCATGTCTACGAATAGGTCAGCCTGGTTGACTGGATCGATATGAGGAAATAGGCCGTTGGGAACTATGGCATAGTCTATTAGATAACTGTAGTCTGTAGCAGTTTCTTCTAAGGCACCAAATCGGCAGGTTAACAGGGGTGTGTTGGCATACAAGGCTTCTATGGTACTGATGCCATAGGTTTCTGGCAAGCTAGCAGGATAGATAAAATAGCTGGCAGAGGCACAGTGATCAGCAACTTCACGTTGCGATATGATGCCTGTGAATGCGATAGTGGGGTCCTGTAGATGCGGTCCTGCTATCTTCATGAACTCAGATTCTTCGTCATTGTGTGCGAATGCCGCACCTAGTTTATAGTGACCACCTATCACTGTCAAGCGAGCCGCTGGTAGTCGAGCCTTGACCCTAGGCCAGATCGTATTCAACAGTGGATCTAATCCTTTGCTCATGTTGGCATTGAATATAAACTTGTTAGGATCCTTAGTGTCTAGATCTACTGTGTCGAAATACTTGACCATACCATTACGGGTGGTCCACATTTTACGGCGTAGTACTTCAAAGTTACGCAAATTAGGGTGACTACAGGTCATAACATACATAGCATGGAAGTCACTCAAAGTCCATATCTCATCTATACAACTGCTAACAACTAATTGTTCTAGGATGTCATCTCCCCAGCAAAATGTATCGTGCATCCAAAATACTTTTAATTTAGCAGTTTTTCTGATGTGCTCAAAATGCCTGTAATCGATCTTCCTATTAGTTGTTTGTGGATAGTTGTACCAAGGTTCTGCGATAAATGGATATACCACACGGCTACTGATTACAACATCGTAGGTTTCTTTGAGTCCTATAATATCTTTTAATGGCCTATATGTTACTCCATCATAGATTCCCGGGTTATTGTCATCTTCATCACATCCGTTAAACACCGTGACATCGAATCCGATCTTAGCCAGCTCTTTAGCATTGAGTATTACCGCACTCTCACTGCCACCCATACCTTTACGATTCAGCGTATCTCCATCGTAAGCCATACCTACTATATCTATGAAAGCTAATCGAACCTTCTTATTAGGTAACTGTGTTAGTTTAGAAGGAGCGGGTGTTTCTACCAATTCATCAACGTTTATATATCTACGACCAAATACCTTATGTACGCGATAGTTGATCCAATCAACTTGTTCTGTTTCTTGTTCTGTCAGTTCTCTATCAAACCAATTGTAGAAGTGTTGTTTCCATTGCAATGCCACTGTGTCCCAGGTTGATACATCTTTAATCGCATTACAGGCATATTGTTTTTGCTGATGTAGATAGGGATTATTAACCGCGGCTACTACCATATCTACATACTTGTTAACCTGTTCATCTATGTTAATCCAAGGATATAGTCCATTAGGTTCTATAGAGTATTCTATATAATAACTGGCAAAATCCGTAGCCGACTCCTCCATAGCACCGAAGCGTGTGCCCATGATAGGAGTATTATAGTTAATGCTTTCTATTGAGCTGATTCCCGATGTCTCTGGAAATGCCCCAGGATAGAGAAAAGCAGTTGCTTGGCTCATGATTTCAGCTATCTTAGGTTGTGGAATAATACCTGTAAATTCTACGCTAGGATCGTGCTCTGTTAATTTTTGTAATTCTATAACCTGTTGTGCGGCTCCGCCTAATTCAGTTTCATTCCTAAATTTATAATATCCTCCTATAATCTTCAGCTTGGCCTTGGGTAATCGTGCTCGTATCTTTGGCCATATACGACGTACCAACGGATCCATACCTTTGGTCACTGATGCATTGTAGACGAATAAATTAGGATCTTTTTGTTTGATGTCAACCCAATCGACCCAACGGTTAATAGCATTGCGGGTTAAGAATATGTTGTTCTTTAGTACTTCAAAGTTACGTCGAGGACCATGTGCAAATGTATTGGCCACGTAGCTGATATGCCAGTCACTGATTAGGAATATCTCGTCAATATATTTGTTGATGATCATGTGTTCTAGCAAGTGATCGCCCCAGATGAATGTATCCTGCATCCATAATATTTTTAACTGATCAGGTTTTTGTAATTGTGTGAATAAATTAGGATCAAAATCTCTCGGAGGGGGTTGTCGAACTTGATCGTATAGTTCTATAGGAGTAAACGGTATGACTGTACGTTGACTGATAACAATATTAAATCCATAATCACATATAGCTAAATCAGTCATAGGACGATAAACAACTTTATCATATACTCCTGGTTTGGTTTCATTACTATCGCAGTCATTGAAGATTGTGACATCGAATCCTATCTTGGCTAATTCTCTAGCGATAGATATGATCGAGCTTTCGCTCCCTCCAATACCTTTCTTTGTCAGCGTGGTACCATCATAGTTAAGCCCAATAACGTCAACTATGGCTATAGAAATATTTTTACTCTTATCTTGTTTAGATTGCCATAGTTTGGTTTTTATATTGTCATATAGAACTCTTTCTCTATCTAAGAAACCAGAAGTTATATTTGCATCCTTAGTCGTGCTGGCAAATGGAGTATAGAAATCCATATTAGTAATAATATAATTTGTACGACCTAGCGATAATTGATTATCAAATATAAAGTTATCGCCATAATAGATCAACAGCTCGGGCGGAATATCAATCCAGTTGTTCTTGTTGATAAACATTAAGCAACCAAACCCTAATGTATCTTGATCGACCCATGGAATGATATCTATAGTCTTATCCGTTACGGGAGGCTGACCATGATTTGCTACTCCGGGACAGAGACCAAATACACCAGCATCTGTGGTTAATAAATCGTACAAACGATCAAACAGAGTTAGGTCAAAGGTCACATCATCATTGAGTATACACACACGATCATTTCGAGCACGACCTACACCGTAGTTCCATGCGGGATTGACGTAGATATTACGGCCAAAATCTAGTAGATCAATCTTAGGATGATCTAATCCTGTTGCGGGAGTTTGACCAGTATCGTTGTTGAAAATGATGATTTCGTCGACACTGTCACAGGCACATAATTTTTCTAGAAATGGTAGGAATAGATCTTTTGCCCGCCACATGGTCGGAACTACTACTGTATATTTGCTCACGCTGAATCCTTTTGAATAGATAGATATTTACTATATGATATTGTAGCAGAAAAGAAAACTGACTGTCAATGCAGTCAGTTTTGCCTAGTGCGGTGCGTAGGGGTTTATGGGTCGATCTCGACCATCATCTTCCGGATAAACCGGATAAGGACGAGTCCATACTATACCTGTCCAGGTGTAGGGTAGTTGGCCCTCCACCATATAGGTATCTCCTACTTTGGGATTGAGTGGTA